AAGAAGTAAAAGATTTAAAAAGAAAAAGAAACTCTGATTTAGTTTGGTTAAATGATACTTGGATATATAAAGAATTACACCCATATGTTCACGAAGCAAATAGACAAGCTGGTTGGAATTTTGATTGGGATAGATCAGAATCTTGTCAGTTTACAAAATACAAACACAATCAATATTATGATTGGCATTGTGATAGCTGGGATAAACCTTATGAAAAAAAAGAAGGAGATCCTGACAATGGTAAAATTAGAAAACTATCTATGACTTGTCAATTAACAGATGGATCAGAATATAAAGGTGGTGAGTTAGAGTTTGATTTTAGAAACTACGATCCCCACATGAGAGATGAAGATAAGCATTTAATAAAAGCAAAAGAAATATTACCTAAAGGTTCTATTATTGTGTTTCCTTCTTTTGTATGGCATAGAGTTAAACCAGTAACATCAGGTACAAGATATAGTCTTGTTCTTTGGCATTTAGGAAAACCTTTTAAATAATATGTATATAAATAATTATTTTAACACAACTATTTGGTCAGAACAAAAACCAGAATTTATAAAATCATTAACTAAATCAACTAATAAATATATTAAAAATGCTAAAAATTTTTCAGAAGCTAAAGCTCATATAAAAAAGTTTGGTGATTTTGGAAGAAGCTATCACTCTACACCACTAACTAAAGACAATAATTTTATAGATTTTAGAAATTACATTGGTGAAAAATCTTGGGAGTATTTAGATCATCAGGGTTATGATATGTCTCAATACACAACTATGTTTAGTGAATTGTGGGTACAAGAGTTTGCAAAAAAAGGTGGAGGTCATCACAGTTCACATATACATTGGAATCAACACGTATCAGGATTTTATTTTTTAAAGTGTAGTGATAAAACATCAATGCCAATATTTCACGAACCACGTACTGGTGCAAGGTCTACAAAATTAAAAATGAAACCAAATCAAAAAGGTGTTTGGGGTGGTAATGAATTAATACACGTTAAACCAGAACCTGGAACTTTAATTATATTTCCAGGATTTTTAGAACATGAGTTTTCTGTAGATTATGGTATTGAGCCTTTTAGATTTATACATTGGAATATACAAGCTATACCAAAAGAAATGGCTAAAGATGTTTAAAAAAAACAAATACACAATAATTAGAAAAGCTATTAATAAAGATTTAGCTTTATTTATTTATAATTATTTTCTTATGCAAAAACAAGTTTATGATACTTGTATGCAATATAGATATTTTTCTCCTTATGAAAATATTATAGGTCATTATGAAGGTCAAAATGAACAGATACCAGAAACTTATAGTCAGTATTCTAATATTGTTATGGAAACTTTAATGTTAAAATGCCAACCTAAAATGGAAGAAGTAACAGGATTAAAATTATATCCATCTTATACTTATGCAAGAATATATAAAAAAGGTGATATTTTAAAAAGACACAAAGATAGATTTAGTTGTGAAATATCAACTACTATGAATTTAGGTGGTGATCATTGGGATATATATTTAGAGCCATCTGGTAAAGAAGGATTAAAAGGAATTAAAGTATCTTTAAAACCTGGAGATATGTTAGTTTATTCTGGTTGCGAATTAGAACATTGGAGAGAAAAGTTTAAAGGTAACGAATGTTGCCAAGTATTTTTACATTATAATAATAAAAAAACTAAAGGTTCTAAATTAAATTTATTTGATAAAAGACCACATCTAGGACTACCATCTTGGTTTAAAAAATGATATAGAAAATTTGCAAGTGAGTATTAATTCCACACTAAATATTCACTTGCTTAACTATGGTTTAAATTTAATATTATGAAATTTATTTTAGCTTATACAGTATGTTCAGCACTTACAGGTTTGTGCAATAATACAACAGTATCTCCAATAGAATTTAAAAATTGGACAGATTGCACTAAAGCTGGTGCGTTAGCAACTATTAAAGTTGTTAATAATAATTTAGAACAATTTAACAAAGAAAAATTATATATAAATTATTTTTGTAATGAAATAGAAGGTGAAGATGCCTAAAAATTCTACACTTGAAAGAATAGAATCACACGAAAAACTTTGTCGTATCATGCAAAAACAAACTCATCAAAAAATTAACAATATAGAATTAGAAATTAAAGATATAAAGAAACACTTATACTATGCTATGACAGCATTAATAGGTGGAATGTTTACTATCATAATTATATTATTTCAAAAACTTTAACTCTAAAGGTCTTTATGGCTAGAAGAACAAAAGCAATTACTGGTCTATTAAGCGAAATGAAAGCACAGATTGAACTTGCAAAAGATCCAAATATCCTTGTATTTATACCTCTTGGTGGTCTTGGTCCGGTAGATATTGTTACTTTAAATATGTCTACAGGTAAGTATACTGGTTATGATGTTAAATCAAAAAATTATAGAAAAACAGATTATACAGCTAAAGATGGCTATAGAAGAAAAAGAATTGGCTCACTAATATCAAGAGGAAGAACCAAAGAACAAATCAAATTAAAGGTAAAAATTATATATGCAAAATGATAATGCAGTAGATATTCTTAATGAGTATAAAGATCAAGTTAGAATATTAAAAGGTCAGATAGCAGAGCTTGAAGATGCAGGTAAATCTAAAGATGCGGCTAACAAAAGATGTTTGCAAAAGCTAGAGTTTTGTACTAAAGATTTAGATGATGCTTTATCTAAAATTAAACAGTTAGAAGAAGAAACTAAAGATTAATATGCTACCATATAATATATTATTTAAACTAGGCTCTAAAGCTGTAGGAAATTTTATGACTAAACGAGCAGAGAAAAGTGAACGTAAGCATCAAATAGCTTTACAAGAAATGCAAACTGGTAACGAGAGAGCTAAAAGAAATGGCTCATTAATTTTAGATTTAGTATTAGGTGCGTTTATATTAGCACCACTAGGCATACTAGCTTATGCAACTTTCTATGGCGACATGGATATGTTAAAAAAAGTAGAGTTTTATTTTGAACAACTAAAGAATATTCCAGAAGTATATTTGTATTTAATTTTTATAGTGGTTGGTGGAAACTACGGAATATCTGTTACTAATTTATTAAGTAACAAGAAATTTAAAAAATGACAATAGCTGCCTTTGATCCAAGATTAATAAATAAATACGAAGATACTAAATTTCTTTTACATTTTCAGTGGAATAATGAATCATCTAAAATATATAGATATGCTTTAGTTGAAGAAATAAATGTTTCTGATATTGATCATGGATCAAAATGTAAAAAAGATGAGATTGGACTAACTCAACAAGAGATCTGGGAAAAAAAATATAAATGAAAAATATATCTACATCATACTCACAACAATATAACAAAAAAGTAAGTTTATTATCACAACAAACAGGAAAAAATGGCAAGAGTAAAGTTCAACATAGCAGATCAACCTCACGAAAGAATACCAAAAAAAACAAGTATAGGTAGACGACCTAAACTTTCTTCTATGAATAAGAGTAAGAAGAGACAAAAAGGCAAGTCAAAAAATCGTGGACAGGGTAAATAATATCTTATATTAGAAGATCATAGGAGATAAATATGATGGATGAAATTAGAGATATGATTAAACATTATTTGGAAGATCATAAAACAGCAGTTATTGTTGTTGGTGTGTTATTAATTATAGCTTTCATAATATAATTATTAATAAGGAATAACCTATGGAGATAGAAAGGATGAACTATTATTTTACAGGTGTTCTTATAATAATGATGACTTTGTTGGCTCTCTGTGGAGGTCCGGCAACATGATTGATAAATATATATACAAAGTTCTTGGTTTTTTTGATAGATATATAGAGTGGATTAATAGTTTATTTGCACCACGTTGCAAGTGTAAAAGAAAGAAAAAATGAAAGTATCAGATCAAACAGCAGTTAGTATGCCAATAAAAAATATGATTGGTATTGTTGTTGCTGTTGCTATGGGTGTGTTTGCTTACACAGAAGTTACTGCCAGACTTACATCATTAGAGACATCACGTGAGCTTTTTCAAGCTGATCTACTTAAAAAGTCAGAGCAAAAACCTACCGACCAAGAACAATTTATGTTGATTGAAAGTTTGTTTGAAGATGTAGAAAAATTAATTACAAATCAAGAACAAAATATGACTAACAAAGTCAATATAGAATTTTTAAAAACACAACTAGAAAAAGCATTAAAAGATGTTGAAGAGTTAAAAGATAAAGTTAGAGCAAATGGTAATGGACATGGTTGAAGTAGTAGTTGCATTATTAATGATTGTTAATGGAGAAATTAAAGAACACAGAATACA